GCGACCAAAAATGGAGAACCAAAAGTGGTAAAAAATCTTCTGACACGGGTGAAAGATACCTTCCAAGCGCTGCGATCAAAAGTCTCAGCCCTGCTGAGTACGCTGCGACGACCAAAGCCAAGCGAGCCGGAAAAGCCGCCGGCAAACAATTCGTAGCACAACCCAAAACGATTGCAAAGAAAACGGCAGGATTTAGATGACCACTTCAGGAACCGCAGCGTTTAATCTTGACCTCAGTGAATTGGTTGAGGAAGCGTTTGAACGCGCCGGTTCGGAGTTGCGTACGGGCTACGACTTACGTACTGCCCGTCGTTCGTTGAACTTGATGTTTGCTGATTGGGCAAACCGCGGTGTCAACATGTGGACGTTTGAGCAGGGTACGATTAACCTGACTCCGGGTCTAAACACCTACGCACTGCCCGTAGATACAGTGGATCTACTTGAGCATGTCATTCGCACGGGCGCGGGTAGTGCATCTACCCAAGCTGACCTGACCATCACACGTATCAGTGTTTCTACGTATGCCACGATTCCCAACAAGCTCCAGCAGGCTCGCCCCATTCAGATGTGGTTTCAACGCCTTGATGGTCAGCGTTCGGCCATTGGCACCACGCTTAACGGCGGGATTACGGCTACGGCTACCACAATCACAGTAACTTCTGCTGCCGGACTTCCTGCCACTGGTTTTGTTTTGATTGACAGTGAAACTATTCAGTATGGCTACATCTCTGGCAACGTGCTTAGCAACTGTTTCCGTGGGCAAAACGGCACAACCGCTGCAACGCACTCAACTGCCGCCGCTGTGTATACGCAAAATCTCCCCTCTGTAACCCTCTGGCCAACCCCAGACAACAGCCAAACGTATCAGCTTGTGTACTGGCGTATGCGCCGTATTGATGATGCGGGTAACGGCGTAAACACAATGGATGTGCCGTTTAGATTTTTAAACTGTATGGTTGCAGGTTTAGCATACTACTTGGCTTTAAAAGTTCCCGATGGCGCACAGCGCCTTGATGTCTTGAAAGCTCAGTACGATGAGGCTTGGCAGTTGGCGTCTGATGAAGACCGTGAGAAGGCGGCTGTTCGCTTTGTGCCTCGTCAGATGTTCATTGGAAGCGGTACGTAAATGGGCAATCGGTTTGCTTCTGGCAAGAACAGTATCGCCATGTGCGATCGCTGTGGCTTCCAGTTCAAATTAACTTCCTTGAGAAAAGAAGTTCTCAAGACAAAGATTTACAATTTGCTTGTGTGCCCTACATGTTGGGATCCAGATCAGCCGCAGTTGCAGTTGGGTATGTATCCGGTAGATGACCCGCAGGCTGTGCGTAATCCTCGTCGCGACACAACGTACGTGACAGCAGGGCCGAACTCGCAAGGGTCTTTGACGGGTGGCTCACGAGACATTCAATGGGGCTGGAATCCTGTTGGTGGATCGCAGAGTTTTGATAACGGACTAACGCCAAACTACTTGGCATTAGCGGTGCAAGTTGGTACAGTAACGATAACGGTTTCATAGGAGTCTGACATGGACAAGAAAGATTTAGCCCAAGACAAGAAGATGATTAAGGCCGCTGTGGGCAAGCATGAGAAAAACATGCACCCCGGCAAAACACCTACTAAGCTCAAAGCTGGCGGCAAGACCAACAGCGACATGCTCAAGTACGGTCGCAACATGGCCAAGGTCATGAACCAGCGCTCTGTTGGTCGTGGAGGTTAAGATGGCTACATACAAGCAACCTACTAAAAAGCCCACCGTTATCGTGGGTGAGATGCCTGTCAAAGAAGCTTTGAAGGCAAACATGGGTGTTGCCAACGAGCGCAGCAACCCCTATCCCGGCACTAAAACTTCTGGCATCAAGATTCGCGGCACAGGTGCGGCTACCAAAGGCGTAATGGCTCGCGGCCCAATGGCGTAAAACATGAACTACACTGAGCTTGTAACTGCGGTCTCCGACTATACGGAGAATACGTTTGAAACCTCTGAGATGAACACGTTCATCGAGCAGGCTGAGCAGCGCATTTACAACTCGGTGCAGTTTCCGTCACTTCGCAAGAACGTGACTGGCACGATTACAGCCAACAACAAATACCTGTCTTGCCCCTTGGACTATCTGGCCACGTATTCGTTGGCAGTGGTTGATGCTACGGGCGCGTACGAGTATTTGCTGAACAAGGATGTGAACTTCATCCGCCAAGCGTACCCACAGCCTACTGACACAGCCATTCCAAAGTACTACGCTTTGTTTGGCCCCAACTCTGCTGTGGCAAACGAGTTGTCATTCATCCTTGGCCCAACGCCAGACGCAACCTACACAGTTGAGTTGCATTACTTCTACTACCCAGAGTCCATCGTGACTGCAAGCACCACATGGCTTGGCGATAACTTTGACTCGGTGTTGCTGTACGGCACGCTGGTGGAAGCTTACACATTCATGAAGGGTGAAGCCGACATGATGACTTTGTACGACGGCAAGTACAAAGAAGCGCTTGCGTTGGCTAAACGTCTGGGCGATGGTCTGGAGCGTTCTGACAGCTACCGAAGTGGGCAGTTCCGTGTGGCGCCCCTCCCTCAGAATAGAGGCGTAGCATGAGTATTGTTCAGACATCGACCACATCGTTCAAGACCGAGCTACTGCAAGCGGTTCACAACTTTGGCCCTACGTCAGCCGACACATTCAAGATCGCGCTGTACACAGCCGCGGCTGATCTGAACGCCACGACCACGGTGTACTCCACTTTGAACGAAGTCACAGGCACTGGGTATACGGCAGGCGGCAACACCTTGGTGATTAGCGTCTCGCCTACGGCAACCGACAACAGCTACGGAATCCCGACAGCGTACATCTCGTTTGCCAACACCACTTGGTCTTCGGCATCGTTTACGGCCAGAGCCGCGCTGATCTACAACTCGACAGAGGGAAACAAGTCTGTGGCCATCCTTGACTTTGGTTCAGACAAGACCGTCAGCGGTACAGACTTCACAGTTCAGTTCCCAACAGCCACATCAAACAGCGCCATCGTGCGCATCTCTTAAGGACACGCATGCTAGTCACAACCACCAAAGGCGAAATGGATGACTCTCTTCTTGAGAAAAAAGAAGGTGTCGTGGATAATGACAACGAGACCACCACTTGGGTGGAGTATTGGCTTGAGGGCGAGTTGGTGCACCGGTCGGCCCATGTGACTCTGAAGAAACCATTAACTTACGTGGCTGCTGAAGCCGCATCAATTGCATAAGGAGCCATCATGGCAAACACTCAAAGTATGTGCACTTCGTTCATGGGTGAACTCATGACGGCCACTCACAATTTCGGCACTGCGCCTATCCGTGCGGCTACTACTGCTGACACATTCAAGGCGGCGCTGTATCTGACTTCGGCCACTGTTAACGCAAGCACCACAGCTTATTCTTCTACCAATGAAGTGACGGGTACAGGCTACACGGCTGGTGGTGTGACGGTGACCAATGCTACGGCTCCTATTGCTACAAACAGTTCAGCAACTGCTGGCGTGGCGTACTGGACACCTTCAGCATCGATCACTTACACAACTGTGACTTTGAGCACAGCGTTTGACTGCGTGTTAATCTATAACAGCAGCCAGTCTAACAAAGCAGTGTCTGTTCATACATTTGGCTCTCAGACCATCACGGCTGGTACATTCACACTGACCATGCCATCCAACACCACCAACAGCGGTGTTGTCATCACCTGTAGTGTTAAGCCTTAATGAATGGTAACCTAAAGCAGTTGTTGCCAAACCTGTTGTGTTTGAATAGGCAGAGCGATGACCAACAGCCGCCAAGTAAATGCCAGTCGTGTTGCTAAACCCTGCACCAAAACCTACAGCCNCATTGTTAGATGCTGTGGTGTTTGAATTAAGCGACTGGTATCCAACGGCTACATTGTTAGCGCCAGTTGTGTTGGAGTAAAGCGTGGCACGACCAATTGCCGTATTACCAGCGCCAGTAGTATTTGAATAAAGACTTACATCGCCAAATGCGGCATTATTGTCGCCTGTAGTATTGCTATAACCAGAACGCCATCCAAAATAAGCGCTTTGAGAGCCTGTCGTATTAGCCGCCAAAGCACTAGCACCCATCGCAGTGTTGGTAGATACAGCACCTGCACCACCGCCTACGGTGATGCCGTAAATAAGTGCGTCACCGTTTACATCTAGTTTCTTAGCGGGACTACTTGTACCAATACCTAAACCTGAAGGCGTAAGAGTCATCAAATCCGTAGTGTTGTACCCACTGTTGTACAACGAGCCAAACGTCATTGATGCTTGTGGCGCAGTGTAATTGACCGCTATTGCGCCCAAAGCACCTGAACCATCAAACCAACGAATTGATTTATTACCCGACGGACTGTTCCATATTGGTTGTAAAGTGATAAGGTTTTCAGCCGTGCCAACAGTACTTTGAATATGTAATTTAGAAACAGGTGAACTTGTACCAATACCAAAATTACCTGCGTTTGAAAAACGACCAACCTCAGAGC